TGCAGTACAGCGTGAGCAATGTACTTTTTTAGAAGCACAAAAATGGCATGATACAGAAAAATCTTGTATGAGCCATGCTTTTGTTTTAGCAGAAAGAGTGCATGTGCATATGCGAGGATATAAAGCTGTTGGTTGGAGTTGTAAGCCACTGCCCAAAGGAGTTTTATCAAGATGATACAAGCACTTATCGGTCCGATAGCTAATTTAGCTGGCTCTTTTATGGAATCTAAAATAGAGCAAACCAAAGCTAAAGGTAGAGTTGCTCAGGCTAAAGCAGAAGCAGAAGCAGAAGTTATGAAAGTAGCCGCCACTCATGAAGCTGGCTGGGAAAAAATCATGGCACAAGCCTCTGACAATAGTTGGAAAGACGAGGCTTGGACAATTTTATTTATTATCATTATAGCTATGTGTTTTATTCCATTTACACAACCATACGTTGATGCAGGATTTGAAGCATTATCCCGCACTCCTGAGTGGTTTCAATGGGCAATGTATGCTTCGATTGGTGCGAGTTTCGGCCTAAGAGGGATAAAAGGATTTAAAAAATGAGTTTATATGAAAATATTCACAAAAGAAGAAAAAGCGGCAAACGCATGAGAAAACCTGGAGAAAAAGGCGCACCGAGTGCCTCTGATTTTAAAGCCGCAGCAAGAACCGCTAGAAAACGAGGCGGTAGCGCAAAAAAAGGTAAAAGATGAATAAAGATAAATTACGCGAAGAGATCGCGGAAGATGAGGGATGTAAGTATGAAATTTACTTAGATCACCTCGGGTTACCGACTTGTGGTATTGGTCATCTTATTACTGAAGCTGATGAAGAATATGGTAAACCTGTGGGTACAGTGGTCGAACAAGATCGTGTACAGAACCTTTTTGCTTTGGATATGGCGGTAACTATTGATGAGTGCAAAGTATTGTACCCTGACTTTGATGATTTGCCAGAAGAGGTACAGCATATTATTTGCAACATGATGTTCAACATGGGTAGACCTAGACTCACCAAATTTAAAGGTATGAAAGCTGGTGTTGACACTCGTGATTGGAATAAAGCAGCAGATGAGATGGTAGATTCACGTTGGTATACACAAGTGCCTAATCGTGCTAGGAGACTTGTTGATAGAATGAGGGTATTAGCAGATGGCGAATGACCTTTACTTTTACGAAAACATGCTTAAAGTTGTTCGCGAACGGTCAGAATCAGTTAAAGAAACTATTTTATATGGTGCTGTAGCTGATTACACTGCTTTCAAGGAACTCCGAGCTAAACTCGGTGAGCTTGCACAAACAGAACAGGATTTAAAAACCCTGCTAGAAAAGGTATCAGAACCAGATGGCTAAGACATTACTTGTCCCAGAATATATTGCTAAACAAAAAGCACAAGAAAAATCAAAAAACACAGATCCCGAAGTCCCCTCTATAGAAAAATTACCGAAGCCTACGGGTTGGCGCATTTTGATTTTACCTTTTAAAGGTAAAAAACAAACAGAGGGAGGCATATTACTACCAGACCAAGCAATTGAGCGCGAAGCTCTTGCTACCGTTTGTGGTTATGTGCTTAAAGTTGGACCTCTAGCTTACAAAGACCCCAATAAATTTGGCAACCCTAATGACCCTCATGAAAATTGGAAACCGTGGTGTAAAGAAGGTGATTGGGTAATTTTTGGTCGTTATGCTGGAAGTCGCTTTAAAATAGAGGGTGGCGAAGTTCGTTTATTAAATGATGACGAAATATTAGCTACAATCAATAATCCAGAAGATATTCTGCACATTTAACATGGAGTGAGCCATGCCTGAAGAAAAACAAAAAGAGTTGTTTGAAGAATCTGAAGATCTCGAAATAGAGGTAGAGGAAGAAAAAGAGGAAGAACCACAAGAGGTTGCTGCTGAAGAACCAAAAGAGCAAGCTGCCGAATCCTCTGATGATGAGCTTGAAAACTATAGTGAATCTGTTCAGAAACGCATCAGTAAACTTACTGCTAAAATGCGTGAGGCTGAAAGGCGCGAAAAAGCGGCTACAGAGTACGCTCAAGCAGTTCAAAAACAATTACAAGAGAGTACACAAAAAAGCACTGTTTTAGATGATTCTTTTGTAAGTGAGTTTGAAACAAGAGTTACGTATCAAGAAGAAAGTTTACGTAATAAATTAAAAGAAGCGATAGATCGCGGAGATGTTGATAAGCAAGTAGAAGCACAAGCAGCTTTAGCTAATTTAGCGCAAGATAATCAACGGTTAGCTTATGTAAAGCAACAAAAAGAGGTTCAAGCTAAACAACTTGAGCAGATGCAACAGACTCCGCAACAACCTGTGCAGCAAGCTCCTACACAACCAGATCCTAAAGCATCAGCATGGGCTGAGCGTAATGCTTGGTTTGGACAAGATGAACCTATGACACTCACCGCTTTTAGTATACATAAAAAACTGGTTGAGGAAGAGGGTTACGACCCTACTGGCGATGAGTATTATAATGAGCTTGATAGCAGAATGCGAAGAGATTTTCCTCATAAATTTGGGGAAAAAACCAATAGAAGTTCTGGTCCTGCTGTAGCTGGAGCAAATAGAAGTGGTAAAACTTCTAATAAAAAATCTGTAAAACTAACTCAATCACAAGTTGCAATAGCGAAAAAACTTGGTATAACTAATGAACAGTATGCGAAACAACTACTCGCATTACAAAATTCGTGAGGAAGTCGATATGACCGATAGAAGCCCACGCACTGCCCAAACTAGGGATAAAACTAGCCGCAATAAACCGTGGCGACCACCGTCTCAATTAGACGCTCCAGATCCTCCAGAGGGATTTGTTCATCGATGGATCCGTGAATCAGTCATGGGTGTTGATGATAAGAAAAACCTGTCTGCTCGCCTACGCGAAGGCTTTGATCTTGTTCGCGCTGAAGAGTACCCAGATTTTGAAGCACCTACAGTTCAGGATGGTAAACATGCTGGTGTAATAGGTGTGGGGGGTTTGGTGCTCGCAAGGTTCCCCATAGAAACTAGAGAACAGCGGAATGCTCATTATCGTAATGCTACGAGAGATCAGATGACTGCTGTTGATAATGATCTAATGCGGGAGCAACATCCTTCAATGCCGATCAGTAAACCTGAGCGGCAATCACGTGTAACTTTCGGTAGTAATAATACCGAGTAATTGTTAGGAGACTAAATCGATGGCAAATACTGATTCGCCTTTTGGTTTGCGTCCTCATAACAAACTAGGCTCAAACGCCAACTCCATGGGTTTGACAGCTTATAAAGTTCAGATTCCGGGTGTAGCAGGTTCTTCATCAGCGATCCATCAAGGTGATATGGTGATCCCTCTTTCTAACGGTCTGGTCGATGTAAGCGCAGCAGATGGTGGTTCGGTGGCGATCCTAGGTGTTATGGCAGGGTGTGAGTACACAGCACTTGATGGTACGCCAACCTTTGATAATAAATATCCTGGAACGGCTTCCTTAAAGTCTGGCACAGAAGCAACCGTGTTCGTATACGATGATCCTCATCAAGTATATGAGTGTCAAGCTGATGCAAGTCTTACTAATCTTGCAACGGCAACTGCTTTGATTCACTCAAATGCAGAAGGCACAGGCTTTGGTTCTGAAACTGCAAACGGTATTTCCGCTGGTGAAATTTCTGTTTCTAGTGCAGGAGCCACTACAACTTCGGATAATTTCCGGATTGTGGGCATTAAAGATGTTCCTGGAATTGATTATGCTTCAGCAGGAGTTATACTCTTAGTGAAGTTAAATATTCCGCATCATACTTCAACAACTGGTATAGCATAAGGAGTTTATGATATGGCTATTGCAAGATCCCAACTCCTTAAAGAACTAGAGCCAGGACTAAACGCTCTGTTTGGTATGGAGTACGACCGTTACGACAACCAACATACTGAAATCTTTGAAACCGAGACATCAGATCGCGCTTTTGAAGAAGAGGTAATGTTGTCAGGATTCGGAGCCGCACCTGTTAAAGGTGAGGGTGCAGCAGTTTCTTTTGATACTGCAAACGAATCATTCACTGCTCGTTACACACACGAAACTATTGCACTCGCATTTGCGATTACTGAAGAGGCTGTAGAGGATAACCTTTATGACCGCTTGAGTTCTCGGTATACTCGTGCGTTAGCTCGTTCAATGTCTAACACAAAGCAAGTGAAAGCCGCAGCGGTTCTTAACAATGCGTTTGATAGCACTTTTGCTATCGGCGATGGTAAGGAGCTATGTGCTACTGACCACCCGACTAATGGTGGCGGCACTTTCCGCAACGAACTCAGCACTGCTGCTGACCTTAACGAAACATCTCTAGAGCAGTCACTCATTGATATTGCTGCTTTTATTGATGAGCGTGGTCTGAAGATTGCCGTGCAGGGTCGTAAGTTGATTATCCCATCTGCCCTACAGTTTGTAGCTGAAAGATTGATGGCTACAACACTACGTGTAGGCACAGCGGATAACGATATCAATGCTCTCCGTAATATGGGAATGTTGCCTGAGGGGTACGTTGTTAATAACTTCCTCACAGATACAGATGCGTTCTTTATTAAAACGGATGCGCCTAATGGCTTCAAGCATTTTGAGCGAGCAGCTATTAGAACTTCTATGGAAGGCGACTTTGATACAGGTAACGTCCGCTATAAAGCTCGTGAGCGTTATAGCTTCGGTGTATCTGACCCACGTTGCGTATTTGGTTCTCCTGGAGCCTAAGTATATTAATCAAAAGGGCGGCTTGTTAGCCGCCCTTTTTTTGTTTATAGTTTCTCTACCCTGACAGCCCAATGGGGGCTGACTTTAGCCAAGACAGGAGATAGATATGGCTACAACTACCTTTTCAGGTCCAGTCCGCTCTAAGAGCGGTTTTAAAGTAATTAATGAAAGCTCAACCACTGGTGCAATCACAGAAACTGGTTTTTCTGTAAATGCAACAGGTCAGCTTGTTTCCATGGGTACACGCAAGATACAGTCTTTTGCTGGCACTCTTGCTGCTACTAATGCTGCTGGCACTGCCTACGCGAATAACGATTGCTTAGTAGAATTAGGTACATTGAATGTGGATGCACCAGATGATCTTGTGACACCAAGTAAGATATTTATACATCGTGCTTTGATAGGGATTACAACTGCTGCTGGTCAGACATTGGCTGGCAATCTTGCCCTTAGTTCTACAAGTGGGACAGCTACTAATGCTGCTGTTTCAGGCACAGAAATCGTTGGAGCTGATGTGACGTCTTTTAACGAACAGTTAAGTGCCACGCAGTCAATTACCGAGATTGATATAAACTTCAATGATACTGCTGGAAATTATCATATTTTCGTGCCTAACATTACGGCTGCTGTAGCAAATGTCCATCTGTATGCGAGATCTACAACTACTGTAAATGCTGACATTACTGCTGGCAGATTTACTGTGGAGCTTGAGTACTCAGTATACTAATAGGAGGATGTTATGGCTGATGCAGTCACTTCACAAACTTTAATTGATGGCGTTAAAACGGCTGTTTTAAAGTTTACTAACATCTCTGATGGTTCTGGCGAAAGTGCAGTAGCAAAGGTAGACGTAAGTTCTCTATCTGCTAATGATGTGGGCAAAGCCTGTACAGGTGCTTCCATAGAAAAAATATGGTGGCAATGTAATGGCATGAAAGTCCAGTTATTTTTTGATGCAACCTCTAATGTGATAGCAATTGAGTTAGGGGAAAACCAAAGTGGGTATCATGATTATACCAGTTTTGGAGGCATTATAAATAACGCTGGGTCTGGCAAAACAGGTGATATTTTGTTCACAACTGTAGGTCACAGCTCTGCTGATAGTTATACGATTATCCTTCAGGTTCGTAAGGAATATAACTAATGGCTACCACTAAAGATGTAAAAAGAACCCCCTCTGGAAGGCTCACTTACAGGGGGGAGTCTTTTTCTGGTTACAACAAACCGAAAAAAACACCAAACGGTCCGAAAAAATCTGCCGTGCTCGCTAAAAAAGGCAGTCAGGTAAAACTGGTTCGGTTTGGCGACCCTAATATGACGATAAAAAAAGATCAACCAGGAAGGCGCAAATCGTTTAGAGCGCGTCATAATTGTGCTACAGCTAAAGATAAATTTAGTGCTCGGTATTGGTCGTGTAAGGCTTGGTAATGAAAGCAGATGACGTATTAAAGCTGTTGGAAAAACATGAGGCAGATTGTAGTGAACGGTACGCCCAGATACAAAAACAGCTTGATAAATTAGATATGAGGTTATGGGGCATAGCTGTTTTAATTATAGCGGCTGCTGCAATCCCGAGGTTGTTCTAATGGCTATGAACAGAGCTAATATGGCGCAGCAAATTAAAAAAGCTCCAGCGAGCCGTAAGAAAAAGAAGAAAAAACCTAAAATACCAGCAAAATATTTAGCTGGTCTTAGTGCTGCTGATAAAGCTAAAAAGAAAAAAGAAATAGAACGTAACAGGAAAAAATCACCAAAGGATCCCTCAGCATATGTTTTCCCAAGTGATTTTGATAAACGCGGCAAAAGAAGAAAAACTAAAGAATCCGTGCATACTAAAAAGTTTAAGAAGATGTTTGGGTCAAAAACATGACAAAACAAAAAGACCCAAAAAAAGGCACAGGCAAAAAACCTAAAGGTTCTGGTAGGAGGTTATATACAGATGAGAATCCAAAAGATACTGTCCGAATTAAATTTGCGACTCCAGCAGATGCAAGAGCAACTGTTGCAAAAGTTAAGAAAATTAAGAAACCTTTTGCTAGGAAGATCCAAATCCTTACCGTCGGAGAACAAAGAGCCAAAGTTATGGGTAAAACCAAAGTCGTCAAAATCTTCAAAGACGGGAAAGAAAGCCTCCGTAAAGAAAGGAAAACGTGATGACATTAAGCGCAGCAACAAAAAAATCACTGGCAAAAAAAGCAGAGGCCGCCCGAAAAAAGGGTAAAAAAGTAACTGCTGGTCAGTTAGGCAGAGTTTATAAAAAAGGTTTAGCTGCGTATAGAACAGGACATCGTCCTGGAACATCGCCAAATCAATGGGCAATGGCAAGAGTCAATAGTGTTTTGACTGGAGGTAAAGCTGCTAAAGTAGATGCTCATATATTTGGTAAAGGGAAGAAACCTAAAAAGAAGGAAACTAAAAAGAAAACATGAGTTTTTTACAAAGTAATATACCGTATTTTAAATGTTGGGTTAGAAGAGAGTATACAATCAATCATGAAAATTATCACGGGGAGTTTTTACATGCTATGGCTGTGGCTGTTACCACGATGCCAAATAGGTGTTTAAGTTTTCAGGTTATTTTTACAGGTTATGAAGCTGATATGGAAGATCAACCGAATGTACATGGTGGGGCTATGTGGGCAAGGATGCCTATAACTGCTCTAGTGGGTGATACACCTTTTGATGAGTGGCCTGACCCTATGCCTGTACATGCTGCACAACCTTGGGATTGTATGTCTCATACACATGCTGTGTATAAAATAAATAGAGCTACACCCTGCCCTTGGATTGCTAAAATAGATGGTGAGTTTTATCCTGCTAAATATTACTTTACTGTTGATTATACAGATAGTGAAATAGCGGATGATCCTGCTCAACACAAACAAAGCCATGTGTTAGAGTTATTAGATGCTGGTCAATGGACTGGTAATATTGTGGCTTTGCCTAACAATCGTGTCCGTGTCACGCATCCTGCATGGTTTGAAACTGGTGAAGGTGCGCCAGATTTTAAACCCTCTCAACACATACACTATTCAAAGTCTGATTTAGATTATACAATGGATGTAAATCAGATATTCGATAATCTTTATGCTGAAGAGGAAAACGAAGATGGCGATGAAGAAAAAGGGTAATGCCAACGGCGGCAAGAAGCGCATGATGAAAGCTAAAGGCGGCGCAATGGGCGGCAAGAAGCGCATGATGAAAGCTAAAGGCGGCGCAATGGGCGGCAAAAAGCGTATGATGAAAGCTAAAGGCGGTGCAATGGGCGGCAAGAAGCGTATGATGAAGTC